CGCCTTAGCCTCTGCCAATCGGCGGGACTGCGCCATTTCTTCTACCTGCGTCAGGCTTCTGCCTATCTGTGCTTTCCAAGTCAACTCGACTCCTGATCGCCAACACCCAAAGCGCCCTGCTGGTACACCATCGGCAAATGCTATGTACCAACCGGGTTTGCTGTGGCCTGCCTCGCCCTTGGTGCCACTCTGAAAGCGGTGCAGCTTGCCGTCAAGGTAAATGATGTCCGGTGGCTTCAAGCCTGCGCCAAGCATGGCGTCTTTGAGTTGTGTTTCTGGGGCGTCTACGTGTTTGGGTGCTGGTGGGAACCACTCGCCACCAAAGATACTTACTAGGTCGGCCATCTTTTTTCAATCTTTCGTCAAAAAGTTGTTGACACTGTATCACGCCATCGTGTTAAACTGCAAGCACGCTTCGAACTGAGTCCAGACGGAAGCGCAACCAGAAGGAGAAAGCCACATGGCTATTTCGTTGAAACGCACCAGCGGCTTAAGTGCCAACGGTGTCAAGCTGCTTGTCTACGGGCAGGCAGGATCGGGCAAGACAAGCCTGATTAAGTCCCTGCCGAACCCGGTCGTATTGTCAGCCGAGGGTGGTTTGCTGTCTATTCAAGACGCTGACTTGCCCTATATTGAGATTGCATCAATGGAGGACTTACGCGAGGCTTACAGTTGGGTGCTGGAGTCCGAGTACAAGAGCGTGGCGTTGGATAGCATCTCGGAGATTGCCGAGGTTTGCCTGAACCATGAGAAGAAGGTCAACAAAGACCCCCGCGCTGCTTACGGCGCAATGCAGGAGCAAATGGCCGACATCATCCGGGCATTCCGGGACATCCCCGGACGCCACGTATTGATGACTGCCAAGCTGGAGAAGACCCAAGACGAAATGGGCCGGGTGCTGTACAGCCCATCCATGCCAGGCAACAAGACCGGCCAGGCGCTGCCCTACTTCTTTGATGAAGTGCTGGCGCTGCGTGTTGAGAAGGATGCCGAGGGCAACACCCAACGCGCTTTGATGTGCGACTCTGACGGGTTGTGGCTGGCTAAGGATCGCTCTGGCAAGCTGGCTGCGTGGGAAGCCCCTGACCTTGGCGCAATCATTGAGAAGATTGGCGGTGCGGCATGAAACGCTCAATGGAGTTTTTTTATAGCCGCGCCACAAGCATTTCTGCCTTTGGTGCAAATGAAGATGCCCCGGCAAGCCTGCTGGTTAACGCTAGCCCACCGGGCGCGACGATAAGCCTGCATTTGACTATCTTGCAGGCCGAAGAGTTGCGGGACATGCTTAACAAAGCGTTGGTATGGATCAAAAACGAAATTAAAGAGGAGACACTGGCATGAACACTATTTATCAACGCTGGCTTAACGCCAAGAAATTGGAAGCCGCTGCGGTGGCCGAGCGCCGTGAACTTGAAGACGAAATGGTCAAAGAGTTCAGTCTGCCCAAAGACCTCGACGGCACGGTCAACCAAGAGGTTGACGGTTACAAGATCAAGATCGAAGGCCGCATTAATAAAAAGATCGACGCCGACAAACTGCAAGTGCTGGCGTTCGAGGCTGGCTTGTCTGAACACTTGTCGAGCCTGTTCCGCTGGAAGCCAGAAATCAATGCACGGGTGTGGAACGCTGCATGTGACGCCGTGACCGCGCCGCTGCTCGGTGCTATTACGTCCACTCCCGGACGCCCCACTTTCACAATCACTAAGGAGTAATCATGGCTTTCCTCGACGAAGAATACAGCGTGGACACGCTGCCCCAAGGCACCAGCAATTTTGAGCCATTGCCGGAAGGGTGGTACAACGCCGCGATTACTGGCGCGGAGATCAAGCCCACCAAGGCAGGTGACGGCAAGTACATTGCTTGCAAGTACACCATCACCGGGCCATCGCATCAGGGCCGGGTCATCTTTGGCAATCTGAACATCAAGAACGCTAGCACAAAGGCCGAGGAGATTGGCAGGCAACAGCTTGGCGAAATTATGAGGGCCATTGGCCTGGCTAAGGTTTCGGACACCGACCAACTGATCGGCGGCAACCTGGGCATCAAGTTGATTGTCAAGACTGGCGAGTACGCCGGGAATGAGGTGAAGGGCTACAGGGCGATTGGTGGTGTTGCACCTGCCGCTGTGGCACCGTTTAAGCCTATGGGGTCAGTTGCTGGTGCGCCTGCGGCACCGGCCAAGTCTGCGCCACCTTGGGCTAAGAAGTAAAAAAAAGACCCCGCTGATTAAGGCGGGGTCAATCCAACTTAGGAGCAACACACATGAAAATACCAGAGCCCGAGGTTACCATAAGCGGCTTGATTGACAAAGCCCATGAGGCAAGGCTAGAGAAGCCCCGCGCCCATATGGGTTGCAGCACTCTCGGCCACCACTGTGAGCGCTGGCTGTGGCTGTCGTTTCGTTGGGCAGTGCAGGAACAGTTCAAGGGCCGCATCTTGCGCCTGTTCAGGCGTGGTCAGAACGAAGAATCCACCATCATTAGCGACCTCCGCGCCATTGGCATGAGCGTGAGCGGCACTCAGCGCCGAGTGGACTTTGGTAGCCATGTCTCGGGCAGCCTGGACGGTATCGGCAAGGGTGTGCCCGGTGCGCCGAAAACTGAACACGTATTGGAGTTCAAAACCCATTCGCTCAAGTCGTTCAACGACCTAGAAAAGCATGGCGTGGCAAAGAGTAAGCCCATGCATTACACACAATGCCAAGTCTACATGCATGGCACCGACCTGAAACGCGCCCTGTACGTGGCTATCTGCAAAGACGACGACCGGATCTACACCGAGCGCTTGGAGTACGACAAAGACCATGCGGTGAAGGCAATCAACAAGGGACAGCGGTTGGCGCTGACTGACCGCCTGCCACCACCTATCAGCACTGACCCAACATGGTTTGAATGCAAGATGTGTCCGGGCCACGACTTCTGTCACGGCAGCAAGACCACCAAGCAAGTCAATTGCCGTACCTGCGCCCATTCAACGCCTCGGAGTGACAGCACTTGGCATTGTGAAAGATGGGACGATGTGATTCCGTTGGATGCCCAGCACACGGGATGCGAAAGCCATGTACTGCATCCGGACTTGGTGCCGTGGAAACAACTTAATGGGCCGAGCGATTGGGTTGCAGTTTACGAGATTGACGGCAAGCCAGTGCTTAACGGTAATCCAAGTGAGGGGGTGTACGGTAGCAAAGAACTGTTGGCTAACCCTGTGGCTTGTGCGGAGGGCGATCCGCTGTTGATGGGGATGCGGAAAGATTGGGATGGGAGGGTGGTGGGATGAGAGTTATATCCATCTCAAAAAACATTGCAGATGCTTTTGTAACGCAAAAACATTACAGCCGCCGAGCTTCTATTTTTTGGGCTGGTTTTGGGCTTGAGGAAGATGGGGAAATAACTGGTGTTGCAGTGTATGGACAGCCATCTCCACCAATTCAAAAGCACGCTTTCAAGGATCGTGATTTTCGTTTGTACGAGTTGGCTCGTGTTGTCGTGCAATCCAAGACAAAAAACGCTTCGAGTTTTTTGGTAGCTAACAGTTTAAAGATGCTGGAGCCAAAGCCATGCGCCGTAATTAGTTACGCGGACATGGAGCAAAACCATTGTGGAATTATTTATCAAGCGACTAATTGGCTGTACACGGGTGCAACAAAAAGCCATGACAAGGCATACATTGTTGATGGCAAGCGCACTCATCCAATGACGCTAAGAGATCAAGGAATAACTGACCCAACACGATGGGCAAAAGAGAACGGAATTGAAATGGTAAAACCAATGGAAAAGCACCGTTATTTTCAGTTTGTTGGTGACAAGCGCCAGTGCAGAATTATGCGTAAAAAACTAAACTATCCAGTTGTAGGCGCATACCCAAAGTGCGATCAAAAAAGATATGACGATGGCCCAGATTTGTGCATCCAAGTTGCACAGGAGTTGTTTTGATGCTCCGTGAATACCAACAACGCACCATAGACCAACTCTACGCCTGGTTCGAGGCAGGCAACACCGGCAACCCGTGCCTAGTGCTGCCCACAGGGTCAGGCAAGTCTCACATCATTGCAGCACTGTGCAAAGATGCGCTGCAATCGTGGCCGGAAACGCGCATTTTGATGCTCACCCATGTCCGCGAATTGATCAGCCAGAACGCCGAAAAGATGCGCCAACACTGGCCCAATGCACCGATGGGAATTTACAGCGCCGGGCTTGGCCGGAAGGAACTGGGGGAGCCCATCACGTTTGCAGGCATCCAGTCAGTGCGGAGCAAGGCAAAGCAGATCGGGCATGTTGACTTAGTGATCATTGATGAATGCCACCTGGTGAGCCACAAGGACGAGGGGGGCTACCGGACATTGCTTAATGACCTGCGGGTCATTAACTTGAACCTGCGGGTAATCGGGTTGACCGCCAGTCCGTACCGCCTCGGGCATGGCTACATTACCGACAAACCTGCTATCTTTGATGCGCTGATCGAGCCTGTAAGCATCGAGGAACTGATCTTCAAGGGCTTTTTGTGCAACTTGCGGAGCAAGCTGACCACCACCAAGTTGGAAGTTGACGGTGTGCATAAGCGTGGCGGGGAATACATTGAGTCGGAACTGCAAGCTGCGGTGGACACCGACGACAAGAATTCCAAGGTCGTGGCCGAAATCATCAAGCTGGGGGCTGAGCGCCAATCGTGGTTAGTGTTTTGTGCTGGTGTGGCCCATGCGAACCATGTCAAGGATGCGATGGTGTCGCAAGGGATTGTGGCCGAGTGCGTGACTGGCGAAACACCGAGCGCCGATCGCGACCGTATGTTGGTTGAATTTAAGGCAGGCAAGATCCGGGCGCTTACCAATGCAAATGTACTCACCACCGGGTTTGACGCGCCAGGCATTGATCTGGTGGCTATGCTGCGCCCTACGATGTCACCCGGCCTGTACGTGCAAATGGCCGGGCGTGGCCTGCGGATCGCACCGGGTAAAGTTGATTGTCTGGTGTTGGATTTTGCGGGTGTGGTCGAGCAGCATGGGCCAATCACCGCCGTTCGAGCGCCACCGAAAAAGGGTGACAAGGTAGGCGAAGCGCCGGTTAAGGTCTGCGACAACTGCCAGGAGATATGCGCCCTGAGTGTCCGGGTTTGTCCGGCCTGCGGTGAACCGTTCCCGGAGCCGGAGCGCCCACCGCTGAAACTGAGCAACCTAGACATTATGGGCGTGGAGGGCATTGACATGGATGTGAGCGCTTGGACCTGGCGTAAACATATCAGTCGCGCCAGTGGCCGGGAGATGCTCTCGTTGACCTACTACGGGGGTCTATCCGATATCCCGGTAACCGAATACCTGGCCGTAACCCATGACGGGTACGCCGGGGAAAAATCGCGTAGGCTACTTGCCGACATTGCTCATAAATCGGGCGTGGCATTGGACTATGGCATGGCCGAC